TTTGAAACAGCTGTAGAAGCATTTTCCATTTTAGACAATGGGATTGTAAAACTACAAGAACGTGTATCTAGGGATTATAAGAGTTTACACTTAGCAGCTACAGATACATTGAGTAAGTATTTTTTTTCTATGACATATTACCATAGAACGTATACCATATCGAGCTATAGCATGTACAGCACAATATGTCTTACCACTACCCGGTGGAGCACTTAATACTACTTGACTACTCTTTCTACTTAGAGAGAACCCACCATCTCCTACAAGGAATTCTATACTTCTTTCTTGGAAACTATCTTTAGGTTTCCTGAATACATCTGCTTTAAAAGTAACATATTCTATTATATCATCAGATAGTTTTATTTCTAATTGGTTTAATATATTTGGTTGCATAGACCTTGGTATATATAATATACTCTTTTCTTTATCATAATATAGACCAACGTCTATTTTATTCTTAAATGGACCATATGTCTGGAGATTTCTCTCCAGATATGGTAACAAACCAAGTGTATAATTTGGTATTTCAATATGAGTCTGATAAGCTATAGCAGGTATATTATTCCTCATCATCTTCATCGTCCTCGTCATATAATCCATCATCTATAAATTCATTATCTTCGTCTTTCATTAAAGGAAGTAATTTCTCTCTGAATAAATCATCTAAGAATGATGGTGCATCCATTTCATAAGTATTTAAGTCTAATAGTTGAGACTTAATAGATTCAGATGCTAACTTAACTGCTATAGATGGATTATTAGTTAATGAAGTCTTAATAGTAAGAACTTGTACATCACTATCGAATACATGTACTTTGAAATTAGGTCTTTCATATTTATTATCTGCTTTTCTAACAAGTGGATATATTATACACTCTATATTCAATAGAGTTACATCTATATCTGCATCTATAACTGCATCGAAGAAGTCATTAGTAATTCCATCTATATCATCATGCTTTCTACTAAATGGACTCTTCTTTTTCTTCTTACTATTATCTGTAGAACTTTCAAGTATACCTTTTATTTCATATAGAGGTTTAGTCAACTCAGTATTAACTACATCTATACTGAATAGACTCAGTTCATCATCTATATCAGATAACTTAATACAATAGTAATCTCCTATCTTCTCAAACTTAGGATTATCTATCAAGTCTTGAGTTATAGATAGTCTACTGCCATTCTCTTCAGATATTTCTGATATGATTTCAACTGCTCTATCTTTATTACGTTTACTACCAGTGACTTTACCTATATAGAATTGATTTAATTCTAATAGGGATAAGTCTTTATCAAATATAACTAATTCTTCTGCATTGGCTACATCATTCTCAACGTCTACTATTAGATATAGTGATTCTGTTTCAGGATTATCATTCAACTTCTCTGAATCCAATAATATTTCATTAGAATATAATTGAAAGTATTTACTAAAATCTACTGTAAATATTACAGGATTAGAAGTAGTTGTTAATATATGCTTAGCTGATAATATCTTCTGCTGGACATCACGCATTACCATTATAGCACTATAAGCCCCTAATGATATATTCATATTAAGCTTATAAAGAGTGCCGGCACATTTATGACATATACCGTGTTCACAAGCACATTTGATAGGCGAGCGTAATCTTATAGATTGTCCTATGAGATGAGTATGACGGGGAGTTATTAATTCAAGCTTTCCTCTCTCTGGTACATACCACCTACCGACTATCATATCAAAATGCTTCTTAGTCTTCACATCTACTAATACAGTATTCACTGTACCGCAATCATCTACTTCTTTATTTACTCTAACATTACTTGAGTTAAGTATAGTTAGGAATGAAATATAACCAGATTTACCCATCTCAGTCTTATTCATTACTATAGACTTTCTACCAGCAACGGCATCTATATAGTAATTTATTAAGTTACTAAGACCACCCATTAGGAAGTTCTTAGTAATTGGTATAGGCATAGTCTTACCAGCTATATCAGGCTTATTAGATGAAGCTACTACAAATTCTTGTAGTGAATTTTTCTTAACACCTTCTTTACTATCTAAGAAGACTTTAATCATACTATCTTCATCTTGTCGTATCAATTCTACTTGCTCATTAGTTAATGACTCAACTATATCTTCAGTTTCATTAGGCAATAGAGTAGTAGATAATTCATTCTTTAATATCTCTTTAAATCTTGGGAACTTCTTAGCAGTACCAAGATAAGTTTCTAATGATATAGACATTCCCATTATGATATTAAAGTCTAATGATATCTTACCTAATTCATAAGTAGTATCAGATAAGGCTTTATTTAATTCATGGAAGTCTACTTTATCTGTAAATTCTTTTACATAGTAATTATCATAGTAATTAGATATATCTTTACCAGTTATATTATTAGCATTTATTATATGCTCTTCTCTTATTTGGCCACCTAATCTTAATATACCATACCATAGTATCATATTAGTTATTAGATGTCTTAGTTGAATAGTCTTAATTGGAGATGATTTAGTATACCTATACTTGATAGGATATTCTCTTAATTCATCTATAGTGAATCCTATCTTAATCATTTCATATAGATGCTCGAATTCTTGTTTCAGGTCCTTAATATTAACAAAGTCATCTGATATAACAAGATCTTTCTTCTTTAATTCTTTAATAAAATCTTCAACATTTTCTCTTTTAATAACTACTTGCTCAAGACCTTCTTTGGTCCATTCTGTCATATTTCTCATTATGAAATCTCCTTCGAAAAATATTTAAAAAACAAGACATTTCTGTTTAAGGTTTTGTCTTGTTCATAATAATAATATATAACCACAACAGAAATGGCTGTATGCACTTAAATAAGCACATACAGCAAAATCTGCGTTTGTTTTTAAATCGTTCTTTAAGGAGATTCTTCGCATGAAACTTTATAAAAGTATCTTAGAAGAAATAACAATGTGAACCTATGAATCAACACGCCCATATCCACACAAGCACATTGAGAATCCACCACACAATATTAGTGTTTTTTTTTCAAATATCATAATGTAAGTTTCTAAAATTATAATATTGAATTTCTTGAAATTATATCAAGATTACACTATTGTTGCAATATTATTTTTTTCCATTCAAAGAAGCCTTAACTCTTGATACGGCTTTCTTTACCAATGGAGATTTTGACTTACCTGCATTAGCTACGACTTTCTTAGCTCTTCTTCTTGCTTCATTACCATATTTCTTTTCAAGTTTTCCTTCAAGGAATCTTTCCATTTTCCATACAGTAAGTAGCTTCTTGAATAGAGGGTCTTTCTTATCCCTTGCAACTTGGAATATAGAAGTTTTGTAAGCTCTATTTAGTCTTGCTATCTTATCCATCTTCAATATAGTTTTTTCAGTAAGTAGTTCTTCGTTTTGAGCAAGTTCTACTTCTGAAGAGTTTTCAAGAAAAGCAGATATTTCATCAGGAGTGCAATACTCCATTAAAAGTGATCCTGTTATAGCACTCATAGATTCCAAAGATATTTCAGAATCCATTCCTTCAGCTACTATACCATAATCATTCATCAAACTTATAGACATATATAAGCCTCCTTCTTTATTATTTTTTTTAATGATTAATTTACTTCTATGTTTTGGCTGAATAATGAAATAGCAATATATTATAGCCTTGTTAGATATTATTCTTTATCCGACACTAATGTAAATCTTAAATTTTAATAGGAGAAATATATTATATGAAGAAAGATGTATTTAAGGATAAATGGATTAATGATGCATTTGTTTCATTTAAGCGAATGTATCCAGATATATCAGATGATGAAATATTAGATTTTGTCACTGAAGAATATAATAGACATATGGTAGATGGAGAGTGTGAGTTGCATAATAATTATACTAATACTGCTTATACAACTAAACTCTCAACACTAATTGATTGGATAGAAGATAAGAAACCTATATGTGCTGGCTACGGTGTATTCTATCATAACCAAAATACAAAAGCTAATCTTGATGCGGTCATGCTTGATGATTTCATGACTACAAGAAAAGAGATTAAAGGAACTCTAAAACTCTATGCTCCTGATAGTTATGACTACTATTATGCTGATTCGATGCAGTCATCAGAGAAAAGAAAGGCAAACTCTTTCTATGGTACGAATCTATCTAAGGTAGCAGTATTCTATAATAAGTATACTGGAGTATCTGTAACAGCAACTGGTCAATCCTTAATATCTACAGCAGAAACAGCATTTGAAGGATTTGTTGCTGGAGATTTTGGATTACTCAATATGGATGACTTATGTAATTATATCAATATATGCTTATCTAATAATCAGATTAGTAAATATAAATTAGAAGATGTATCTAAAGAGCAACTCCATGATTGGTTATATAGTAAGATGAGAAGTGAATATGAATGTATTTATGATGTTATAAGAAATCTTAGTCAAGAAGAAGTTAATAGAGTATATTATGTAAATAATATATTTGAAGTAATAAAGCAAGATAAATTTCATTCATTATTAGTTAAATTAGTTGGTAAGATAGATTTCTATAGGGATGCTTCTAAGATACCGGAGAATGCCAAAGAAGATTTAAATCTTCTATGGGCTATGATTAAAGATGTAGTATTCTTAGACGGTTTCTATTTTGATAGAATTCTTAGATTTAAGAATGATAAAAGAAGTGCAGTTATATTATGTGATACTGATAGCTGTATGGTTTATATTAACATGTGGGTTGAATGGATGAGAGACCATGTGTATTCTAAAGCAAGAAAGCCTGATGATGCTAATACTAAATTTATAGCAGTTTCTATTAAAGCATTCTTAATGACCAATATGATAGAAACTACATTAGAGAAGTATTGTAGAACTGCAAACGTATTAGAAGAATATATTCCTAAGATTAATATGAAGAATGAGTTCTTAATGGGAACTATGGCATTGGCTGCTACTAAGAAGAGATATATTAGTACTCAGTTACTTAGAGAGGGTAGAGAATTTGACCCACCTAAGTATGATGCTAAGGGGATAGACTTCCTTAAAGGTAATACGAGGGAAGCTACAAGAGCTTATTTTGATAAATTATCTAAAGAAGAGATATTATTTACTGATGAAATATCTATACCAAAAATATTAAATAAATTGGATGAATTCCAAGATATAATGAGAGAAAGTCTATCTCATGGAAAGAAAGACTTTACTATACCTGCTAACGTTAAAGAAGCTGAAGGATATAAGAATCCATTAAGTACTATGAACTTATTGGCAGTAATGGCTTGGAATAATTTCTATCCAGATAATATGATATCTTTACCAGAGATAGTTGACGTAGTTAAAGTAACTCTTGATAAAGATAAATCATTAGAATTATTACAAGAAAAATATCCTGATAAATATAAGATAATAGAAGAGAAGTATCTTATGGATAGAGTAATGAAAGATAAGTTACCTAATGCTATAGCAATACCTAAATCAATAGAAGAAATTCCTGAATGGATAATAGACTTTATCGACTATGATACCATCATAGGTGATAATATTAATAAGTTTAACTCAGTTAGAGAATCATTGGCTATAGCCCCAAGTAAGCTTAAGAATAATAAGACGACATATAGTAATATACTTGAGATATAAGTTGTTTATATAATAACTTATCAACCATAAAACTTTTATATAACAAGGGTTTCATTGTATTCCCTTGTTATTTTTTATAAAAGAATAAAATAAATTTCAAAAGGAGACTTCAAACATGGAATACCAAAATAATAGTAACAAAAGTTCAAGTGACAAGAGTATGAATACTAATGGGATTCAATTTATGAATTCAACTAACCCATTAGCTCAATCGACATTATTAATCAACTGGTGGAATCGCTTTATGGCTATACAAATTTCACCAGCATTAGAAGAAAATCAAAGAAAAGATGGGAAGTTCTTCGATTATCAGGTACAATTAAATACTGCACTATCTCCAGAGAAACTAATGGTATTAAATCATATCATTAATACTTCAGTAAAACCAGCTTTGGAAAATAACGAAGAAGTTAATAAAGGCATACCAGTATCTTCTGGATTAATATGTGTCGGTACTAAGAAAGTTAATTATGTAGATACTATAGGAGAAAAAGTAACTCCATTTATAGCAATATATAAAGGAATAAATGAGTCTACTAAGAAAGCTGAAAGTGGTCTTATATATTTCTTCAATATAGAAAATATTGTAGTTAAAGATTATGATATGACCACAGGTACTTCTGAGTTAGAGTTTATATGCAATACTGAATTTGAATTATTCAGTTCATTACTACCAGATGCAGCTAAAGAATTATGTGGTGCTTCTGCTCATATGGGAAGATATCATGATAGATATTTTACTGCAAGACTTGGTAAGAATGTAGAAGCTATAGGTAATTCATTAGGAGCACCTATAGATTCAGCCAATAATTATAAGAGATATACAGGTAAATCATCTGATATATTCTCGAGAGGTACTTTATCTGTATCAGCTCCACCAGCAGATAATGGTGAGATGACTACAGTAGAGGGATTAGATGATATACCATTCTAAAAAGAATAGGGGTATTTAAGTTATGGTAAGATTGGAAAGTGAAATAACTAAACCTGCTGATAGGGAAGTTATGAGAAATCCTGATATAGTAACAAGAAGTGAAATCATGTTAGTTAAATATGAGAATGTATTAAAGGGTGTTGATCTTCATATACTGGAGGTATTACAATCTCCAGTTATGAAATCAATGTTTGGAAAAGTTCTTGATTATGATAATATGGGATTAACTGAAGAATTTGTCTATGATAAAAGATTCTCTAATATATTACTTGATGTAGCTATTAATCCTTTCGATTGTCAAGATTATAATAGATATCGTAGAGGCATTATTAGCAGATACATTGATTTCTATGCTAAATGTAAGAATCTTGCTTTCGTAGAGGATTTGAAGATGTTACTACGATCAGAAAAAGTAGTAGAAAAGATTTATATAATTCATCCGGAAAGAGATATAAGAGTTATCGAAGATGTAAAAATCATGTTTGATAATAATCCTAAGATAGAATTAGTATTCAATTCTTTGGAGAATTTTCTAAGTGAGCATACTGAGATAACAAGTTTTGTTACAGATGAATTATCTGACGTTGGTCTGTGTACAGCTTTATCTAATATCAAGTGGTTGGAGATTATGATTGCAAGTTATAAGAATAATCTTAATGATAAAGGTGATTTAAATATAGACTATATAGCAATAATGCAACACTATATTTGTAGACTTGGTACCTTTGTACCATTTAAATTTGATAAGAATGGAGAAGAAGAAAATAATGAAGACATTAGTGAATGATAATAGCTTTGATAGTGATCAAATATCTTATATTGGCCCTAAGAAGGATAATACTTACCAATGGAACGTCATAGGTAAGGAAGACTTTAAAGAAAGATTACTTAAAGTATTTGGTATGGTATCTGATGCTATAATAAATACTTTGGGACCTTATGGTTCTCAAGTAATCATAGATGAATATGGTGAACCTCATATCACTAAAGATGGTTGGTCACTATTAAGAAGACTTAGATTTAATGATGATGAGATGGTTCTTAATAATATACTTAGTATGCTAATAAGAATAGCTGGACCGGTTGTATCTACAGTTGGAGATGGTTCATCATCATCAATAGCTATGTCGAATGTACTATATAAGAATCTTGTTAAAGATGAAAGAATTAATAGTCTTCGTTCTAAAGAAAAACAAGATTTACTTATAGAAGCTGCTCATCTTATATCTCAAGTAATCCAAGAGAATGCTACTGAAGTAGATAAATCTGGTGATCTACATGAGATATATAAATTAGCTCATGTATCTACTAATGGTAATGATGCTATAGCAGCTATGATACAAGATATCTATAATAAGACAGGTAATCCTACTATATACTACAAAGAAGCTAAAGGAGCTGAAACTTCTTATGAAGTAGTAGAAGGATATAAACTTAATGCTGCTCTTATAGATCCTATCTATATAACTACTGATGAAGGTAATTGTGATGTAACTGATCCTTACTTCATCATGTTTGACCATAAGATAGATAACAATAAATACTATCCGGTTATAATACAATCGGCTCTTAATATAGCAAGAAATCAAAATAGAAAGCTTATAGTAATGGCTCCTTATATAAGTAGAAATTACTTGATGGCTATAGCTCATGATACTAAAGCAAGATTCAATGCATTTGGTGATAGTGATGTAATATATACTCATGTATCTACAGCAAATAATGTATTGGCTGATTATTTCAGTGACTTCTCTATATTAACAGGCGGTCAACTTATAACTGAAATGGATTATGAGAAATATGTAGAGATAGAAAAATACAAAGAGGAATGCGAAGGTAAAGAATATGATGGTGTCAAAGTACACGAATTCGATATCAATAACTTCATAGGACAATCTAAATTTGTATCTATCAATATGAAAGATATGACTGCTTCAGGCTTGGATTTTAAGAATGAAAACCTATATGGTATTCATATGAAGAAAGCTGTAGCCGATTATGAAGCTATGAGAGAATCTAATAGAGAGCTTAATAGACTTGATGTTAAAGAATATGAACTTAAGCAAAGAGTATCTAAGTTGAAATGCTCTATGGGCAATATATCAGTTGGCGGTATGACTTCATTGGAAAGACAAGCTAATCTTGACTTAGTTGAAGATGCTGTTAAGGCTACTGAATCTGCTTATGTATATGGATATAATATAGGTGGTTCATTAGCTATTACTCAAGCGGTATATTCTATACTAAGAAAACTTAAAGAAGAAGGTAAGCAAGATTCTGATATTTATCATGTATGCTCTCTAATAGGAGCTTCTGCTACAGCAGTATATTCTTTAGTATTATCTAATAAGTATGAGAATGATACTGATAAAGTAGATGAGATAATAAAAGAATCTCTCAAATCAAATAAGATATATGACTTAGTTAAAGATGAATATTCTACAGAAGTAATTAACTCTTGTAGAACTGATATAGAAATACTTAAAGCTTCTATATCTGTAGTATCATTACTATTATCAAGTAGCTTATTTGTATCAATAAATCCATCTGTAGGTAATGGTCACGGCGAATAATAATATAATAGATATTATATAAAGGACGTGATCAATAATGGAACAAACGTTATTAGAATATTTGGATAATCCTGCCGGTAAAGGTAATACGGCAGGAAATCCTGCTATCATTAAAGCTAATCTTATCGAAAGATATAATAAGCTTAAAGATAGAATAGAAGTAAATGTATATAAGAGAAATGTTATGAATTTTCTATATCATGTTATCATTCCGTCTGAAACAGAAAGACTGAATAATTATGATATAGTAATAGAAGTCTATAGTGACGTGCCATCTATAACTGTAAAGAAATGGAATTTCTTATTATTTAGTAATTCTCCGGGGTTTGCTTATACCTATGCATATGCATATAATCAGTATGATATGATAATTCCTGAGTTGAAATCTAAATTATCCAAGGAGTTCTATACTAAACCACCATATCAAAGGAATCCACATGAGATTCTTATGTATGATAAATCTATCTTCTTTGCTATATATCATATAACTGAGTCTAATCTACTTAGTATGACTGGTTATATGCAAACTCATGCAGATAGACATCTACCTATTTTCTTTGCTTCTAAAGTAAGAAAATTGGACCAGATAATGGATGAAATAGCTAAAGAAGAAAAGAGGCTTAAGAGTGAGCAAGCAAGATTAGCTCCTAAGAAAGGTATAATAGATAGAGTTAAAGATGTAATAAAACCTATAGCAAAGAAATCTTCTCATAAAGTAAATACTATAAAAGCCAAAGATAAACGTAGAAGTTCTATAAATAAGATAAAGAAAAAGTAGCATATATATTATATAAGTGATATATTTGAAAGATGAGGTGAATACATGGATTTATTGGAAAAAGTAATGAATACAGAGGAAGACCCGGATAGGTATCTTCCTGTAAGAGAAGATTTAACTCTTGATAATAATCAAGAATATCCCCATATAGATTTATGGGAACCTGAAGAAGATGATCCAGTTTATGTGAGACCGGATGGCAAGACTATGGTAGTTGACTTCCATAGAGTATATAATATACCATATAATGTAGCATTGAATACATTCAACGTCAATAGGGATTGTTATGCTCATAGATTAGATACATTCCATAGTAAAGATGGTAGTGCTGATAAAGGAATATGCCATTATGTAAATTACTTCATTCATTTCTATGATGATGATAATGAATTACTATTAGCTTATCTAAAGATAAAGACTATCTTGGATAAGAAAGACCATAAGGTTATGAAGCCTAAGCATTTCAATAGGCTATTACAACACATATTCTTTACAGATTCTATTATAGATAAAGTAAAGAAATTAACGGATGCCAATTATATTATTAATCTCAATCAAGATGAGAATGATAAGAAGGAATATCCTAAATCATTACAGTTCACAAATCAACATGGTAAGATTATGATGTCTATATCTTTTATGATGAAGATAATAGCACCAGTAATATATCATTATATAGGTAAGCATAAGGATAAAGAAACTATATCTAAGATACAGATATATCCATTCTATGAACCTTTGTTTACTATTATACCTCCACCGAATATTAATATATGGAATAAAATCTATATAACTGCTTTAGCTAACTATAATGCTAATGCTGCTAATAATAAGTATATGTGGCAACAGCAAGAGATATTTGGAGTAGGTAGAGATATAGCAATAGAGAATTTAGTAAAAGAGAAACTAATATCAGATAATGTCTTCAAGTATACTTTTAATAAGTCTATAGTAAATTTCAATGCTGTTATATTAAAGAAGCAATTAAGATATTATAATAAGACAGATTTCAAGACAGACTTGAAAGAGATTAAGACTGATACCAATGGTGGTAATATGTCCGGTAAGGATAAGTTTGAAATGGCATCTCGTAAAGTGGATGAATCATTCATTATCATTACTAAAGAGAATATCAAACTTACCATCAAGAAACTTAAGAAAGAATATGGAGTATCTTATACTAAAGATGAAATAGATTGGTATATGGAGAACTTTAAGATAGATAATATGCAAGCGGAATTAATTAACTATGTATTTGCTAAATCATTCGGCGGTTTTAATGATTTATCATTAGCTACAAGAAGAGATTATATGAAACTATTTATCATCTTAAAGAAGAACCTTATAGATAGAGGATTCGATATATTACCTTATATCTTAACAGGAAATAAGATAACTAAACTTAATACAAGAACTATTCAGAATAATAAGTTCATTCAAGATATTAAAGATTCTAATACTTGGAGAAATATTATTAATGAAAAATTCTCTGTATTGAAATATATCAATAGTGAAGAAACTATATTGAATATGATATCTAATATAATCAATAGTGGATTCTTATATTGTGAGTATGAAGATCAAGACCTTAATGGAGAATTGATTGAATATGATAAGTATGAATTAGCTAATGATATATTGAATCTATTATGGTTTATTTAGATTGACAATTATCCAATATACCTTATTATAGGTATATTGGATATATTATTTATATTAAAGAAAGAAGGTATATTAATATGACAAATTTTAAAATATTTGATTTAAATCTTGATAAATCATTTGATAAAGGATTATGTATTGATAAATCCGTATTGGATGATAATGAAATAATGAATATTATTAAAAGAGCTCAGGAAGAGAGTCTGGACCCGTCCAAAGTATTGGTCGGTATAATGGATATCACTTCACCTATAATGACTCAATATTATAGACTTAGTGATATAACTGATAATTACTATATTGATAATATACTTAATATCGATAGTATTGATGTACTTAGTCAAACTGCAATGTTTGCAGCATATAATAACTGCAAGTATGGTGATTTGAGCCCTATGAATAGTGGAAAATAATACTGTGAAAACTATATAATAACAGGCAAGAAAAAAATCACAATGAAAGACAGGTAGTTTTTATATGTCCGATATTAAGAGAGAGGTCTATAATACACTTAAAGATAGATTAGTACCAACTTCCAGTGGTTGGTATAAGACAAGATGTCCATTATGTGGCGATTCACATAAAGACCCAAATAAGAAAAGGTTCTATATACAATTCAACTTTGATAATGATGAACCTATAGGTTATAATTGCTTCAATTGTAATGCCTCCGGGTATGTGACAGCAACTATAATGAGAGCTTTTAATAAGTCTGATTTGCATATAAATGCAGGACTAATTAATCTCAATAAAGAAGTTATTAAGAAAGAAAAGAAATATATAAAGTTATTGAATAAATTGGATTACAAGATTCCTTTATATAGTAATAGTGATGAAGGAGCTTATAAGAAGAAGAGATATGTTGAAAATAGATTAGGTCTATCTTTATCTTATGAAGATATTCAGGCTCTTAAAGGAATACTGAATATATCCAGATTCTTATTAGATAATAATATAGAAGAATTAACTTGTGATACAAATGTAGCTATTGCTATTGAAAGACAATATACAGGATTTCTTACTTCTATGAATGATTGCATAGTATTTAGAAATACCAAAGATGATAAGACGTACAAGCATATCAAGTATAATTTACAACCTAAAATTCCATCTTATAAGTTTTATACCATTCCTAATAAGATAGATATAATAACAGATGAAACTATTACTATTAATATGGCAGAAGGTATATATGATATATTAGGAGTATTCTTTAATGTAAGAAATCAAGAAGCTGCTAATAATATATATGCTTCAGTAGCAAGTTCTAATTATACCTCAGTATTAGAGTACTATATACGAAAAGGTATAGTTGGAGATGTTATAGTAAATATTTATAGTGATGGTGATAAATCTCCTACTAAATATCTTAGACTATATGAAAGAGTAAAGCCACTTATAAGAGAATTTAATGTATACTATAATAGCTTAAGTAAAGACTTTGGTGTTCCAAAGCATATGATAAGTATATACAAAGCCAATCTCAAGAAGTGATTGAGATTGGCTATTTTTTTTGTAATCACAACTAATTAAGGAAAAATAAATTTAAATCACTAAAGAAAGGGGGATTACACTTGGCAAGATTATTAGATGATGCTCAATATACAACCCAACATGCGTTTGAGTTTGAGAAGAAGTTAAATAGTCATTATGTAATTTACCAAGATAAGAATGCTCAACCTGTAGTATATTATAATATCAATGAGCCTGAGAGTACAGTTGATGAAGGATTATATACAGCAGAAAGAGATTTGGGTACTCACTCACCTACTCGTTTTAATAGAATAGATGGTTTACCTATTTATATAGATTCAAATATCTTATTGGACTTAGAAGATGCTGATGAAGGATTGACTACTTCATTCCAAGCAGATGGCACTTTATTGCCTAATACAGTAATACCTTATCCCGGAGATTATTTTTTTATTAAATATCTTGGGAATAAGTTTGTATTTAGGGTAAATGAAATATCATTTGATACAGTTAAGTCTTATAACTATTATAAGATTAGTTTCTCTATTAAATCAGTTAATAATAGAGACTCTTTTGAAGACTTAGAAGGTCAAACTATTAATAGATTTATCTGTATCCAACGTAATATAGGTACTGATGAGAAATGTATCATAGAAGAAAGTGATTATGTAAGTATTCAGATACTTAATGAAGCATATGATGTAATAACTGATATGTATCTTAAGTTATTCTACCACGATGATTATAATGTCTTACTATATAATGATGAAGCTGGTAGAAATATCTATGATAGATATATGACAAGATTTATTAATAATAATCATATTTTTGCTAAGAAGTATGATTATATAAGTACTCTACTAAGTGAAGTGGATTTTGATAGATTCTTTATAACTGATTATAGTAGGTCATTATATAGACTATTAGAACTTGGTAGATATAAAGATATTAAAGATGCTCCGTTTATTCTTATTAATATTAAAGACCCTATATCAATATTCTCTATGTATAATGATAAGAATATCTATAGTGTCCAACTCATGAATAAAAATGTAGGACAATGGTATTTACCGGCTAAATTATTTAATGAATTAGATAAAGCTAAATTAACTCAAGTAGATTTAGAGATTAAGAAAGATGAAAATCCAAGATTTATAAGACAAACTTTTGATTCTTCACTACCATCTCAAAACTCTACTCCATTTAGTATATATACCTATGGTCCACCGGGACCTGCTGATTCATTTAATAAGCAGATTTATAATAATACTAAACCTACTAATACTACTAATGACTTCTTAAAACCAAATCCTAAGAAGAATGTTAATTTGGATGATTATTTTGATATATCTCCTGATGATATAGATGAAACTTATCCAGATAATGATAGTATTAAGAAGACTTATAAAGATTATAGTCCAGATGATATAGAAATACCTGATAAGATAGATTATAATAGTAAGAAAGATAAGTATACCGATTTATCTTCTGAAGATATTGGTGATAAAGGTGAAGATAAGAAGAGTACTATACATGAATTATCATCTGAAGATGTAGATTATGATAATTCTCAGTATGAACTTACTAAGAAACCTGAATTACCTATAGATAAGAAGATTATATCAGATTATCTTAAAGGTAAAATACTCGATATTAAGAATATCAATGTGGAGAAATTAAGAGCTATAGAGTTCTTAGATTACAATTGGGATACTTTCGTAGGTATTCCAATACTTCTATATATTCTTACCCAAATATATAAAGAATATATGCGTAAAGAAGAAGTTATGAATTAAAACAACAAAGTAAGATTAACCTTTATAATCATTAAAGAAGAAAGGATGGTAACATACATGTTAGAATCTTTAAAATCTCAAGT